CTAAAGCATCGCAGCTTGCCGCCAAAAATCATCCTTCTGCTCGGCAGTCCAACTCAATGCCTCCCGAACAGTTTCCGCCAGTGGATGAGTTCGGTGAAAAGTAGCTGCGCCGACGATGAACATTTGTGCATTGAACTTGTCATCGTCGCTCGGAAGATGATTGATAATGGCTTGGATTGGGGCTGGAATAACCCCGCCTTGCATCGCCGCGAGAGCGTCGGCTTTGGTGATGATGCCCATTACCGCCAGATGTTGGAAAAACTGGCGACGGCTGATTTCATCCGGGATCGGCTCCGGCTCCGGTTCAGGCTCAACAATAGCCATTCCATTCCACAATTTGCCGTAGACGGTGCCGCCGAGACCGCGTGTATATCCGAAATCACTATCAATGCCGATCAGGTGACCGGCGAGTTGGGAAGCTTGGAAGTCAGTTTCCATGGAGTAAATGCGACCATTTTCATCAACGGCGATATAGAACGGATGCGGAAACTCTTTCGCGAGGTCAAACCAGTCCACCCCGTTTTTGTCGCGGAAGATGAGCACTGGCAACTCGCGAGGTTCGCTGAAAACAGGTTCCCCATCCCCGTCAATTCCTATCTGGATCGGCGGAACGGTAATAATGTTCTCGCCAGCGGTGAATATGCCGAAATCTTTCATTACCAACCTCCTAATGCCCGCCATCCAGCGTTCGGGATGTAAAGTTGTGGCTGTCGCAACCCCACATCGGCCACCGCAACGCCACCACGCTTAGTGACGTGAGTGACAACATAGCCGGAAGATCCTCCGCCTCCCGATGTTCCGCCCCCGTCAAGCAGTACCTCTTGAGCGATGTATCCAGCAAAACGGTGATCAGTTACGCGCCAGTTAAGCTGATCCTGAATAGTAGCCAGCGTCCATCCACCGGGGCCAAGTCTGTCAGCATAACCAGCGCCGTCGGCCCAATTTGCGCCGCCGTTTGCTCGACCCCTGATATCGATTGGCCAATTGACACCGAAGTAAGTTGCGTCGACCTGCGTGGCGAGCTTGCCCGATGGACCGTCCCAACCGATGTAAATTACTCCGGAAATGAATTGCCGAACCGGAACATACCCAAGTTTTGCTTGGTAAATCGCATCGAAATAGGCTTTCAGCGTAGCTTTGATGTTCGCCCATGTTGCTTTGAACATGGTCGAGCCGCCAGCTTCCACCCCTGCGAAAAAGTCGCCGTCTGCGGGGGCCGCTTTGCCGTTGGCACCGGCCATCGCGGCACCAACGGTTGCTGTCGTCGTCAGGGCTGGCAGTTGAGCAGGAGGCACTTTGCCTGTGCTATCCAAACTGGCGACCCCATCCGCCTTGCCCTTGTCGACTGTTCCAAGCGCGTCGAGGTTGGAACGGCCTTGCGCTTTTTCGGCTAAGGTAAATGGCTGCGCGGCATCAACCCGGACGCGGACGCCCAAGGCATTACCGACAGTCGTTGCGAACTCCGGATCATTGCCAAGTGCGTCGGCAAGCTCTTTCAGAGTGTCAAGCGCTGCCCCGGAACCATTGATGAGGTCATCGACCGCCTTTTTGATCGCTTGTGCAACCTCTTCGGCAGTCATCCCGTCCGTGATCCCATAGCCGCCGAGCGTCGTCGGTTTTTCCTCCAGCTCGGCAAACTTGTGCTTGTGGTTGCTAAAAGAGGTTTCGAACGCCTTGATCTTTGCATCGATCGCCGAGAACGAGGTTGCAATTTTTGCGATCTCGTTCAACTGCAAGCCGGACGGAGAGGGCAAAGGCCAATTGTAGTTTGTCGTGTTGGCCATTCATCACACCTTTGAAAGTAGCATACGCAGGTTGGATATTTCCGGTCGAGCGGCAGGCGTCCCGGTCAGAACGATGCGCGTGCGCGCATCTTGGTTGACGGCTGGATAGTTGGAGCGGACAAAGGACTGCTCAACCAGTCCGTCGCCGAGCGGGGTCGCGCCTGACACGCTGACGGTCTCATAGTTGCCCGGTATGCCGATTTGCACCTGTGCCGATGAATTGGCCGGCAGCTTTGCATCAAACGTGACCAGCACCCGGTTTGCGTCCGTGGCATCCACAGCACGGGTGACGTAATCCGCGGTCGTCTGCAATTCCCCGTCAATGATCTGCACGTTCGGAAACACGAATGGCGTTACACGCTCGGTTCCGCGCAGCACCGCCGCGACCTGTATGGTTTCGTTCTGAATATACTGGTCGAAGCTGATGATCTGCCGGGGCGCGGCATTGATGACCTCACCATTGGGCCGGGTCAGCCGAATGACAACATCAACAGACGTATCAGGATATTCAACGCCAGCCCGAATAACCACATCCGACATGCGGGCCGGTGTAAATACTCCGATCGGCACGATCTTTTCCTTTGGCTCAAACTGACAGCCGATCAGTTCAAACCAAAGATCGGCCTCGTTGTGCACTGTCCAGGTCGAAGCGTTCGAAGATGAAAGCAGCACACCCACCGTAAAAGGCTGGCCGGTGATGATGCCATCTGTATCGAGATCAATCTTGCCAATCGCCGCAACGAAAAGCTCATGCTCCCCATCGTCGGTTAGAACGACAAACGCGAATTCCCGGCCACCAGGAATGAAGACCGGATATTTGAAATGCGCCGTGAATATCTCGCCTTCACGCAAGGCCGTGCCCGGCACGAAGGCTTCCGCGATCACTTCCGAAGTCGGCAAGCCCACTTCCACTGTCCTGATCTGCACCAGAATGGAGTTTGAGGCCGAGCCGATTTTTGCGCACATCAGCCGAATGCCTGCCAGACACCACGACTGCGCGAGCGTAAATGTCTGTGCCAAAGGGTCGTGTCCGCCGCCGCGCCCGCCACCGTCACCGCCACGACTGATCGGGGTCGAGCTGTTGGCGTTCGTGACGTTGGTTACATTCGTGACGTTGTTGATCACAGTGTTGTTAATGATCGGCTGCGGCATGCTTTCGGTGGAAGTCTCCAGCGAACTGGTCAGCCTGTATTCCTCAACCGTAATCTCGCCACGCCCGATATAGGTGCACCCAGCATCCGTCCCGACGCTGCCTTCAAAGAAGACAGATTTCGAGCCTGCCGGAACATTGACAGGGATGGTGAATTCGCCAGTCATCACTCCGTTGGCATCAGCCGTGCCGGAGACGGTAAAGGCGACTTCAATATCGTCAAACCAGACCTTGGACAGCGCTTCGTTCTCAATGAAACCTTCCAGCCGGAACTTGACATTGCGCGGGCGGATAAACTCGGCAGATATGATCGTCTCGCGGACCTTTTCCACTTGCTGTTCAAGCGAAATCCCCGTGATGTATTCCCCGTCCGACGCTTCAAAGGCTTGCGTTTCCGGCGACGTCCACGTGGTGCGTTTTTCCGTCCAGAAGTCGGTTGACGGCTCAACGCTGGCGCGGCCCGGCATCGGCGTGAAGGTCTGGTATGGGTTGATCTTCATCGAACCGCTGCGGCGATTCTGACGGATGACAACCACTTCGCTGTAATCCAGATGCTGAATTTCCATGAAGGCCGGAAACTCGTGTAGCGTCGGCTTGATAGGCAGGCGAAGCTTGCCGCCAACGATAGCCGCCGTCTGTGCAATGCCCTGATCGCGCAAGTCATCGTCAATGAATGGATCAACAAACAGCCCGCGCTTTGCAGCAACCTCGCGCGAAGAAATATCATTCTTCAGCCGCTCCTGCGCCACCAGATCGTAGACGTCGATCAACATCTTTTCCAGGCGCGTGATGCGATCATAGGTGAAGTTGCGCACTTGGGTAATCTCGACGCGGGGCGCACGCCCCCAGTCATTATAGATGCGCGCCAGCTCCAGCCGGTCGGAGGGCACTTCTGGCGGGCGAGGTCGCGAAACCGCCGACACGCCAGTCAGATACACCATGCCACCTGAAGGATCGACCGCGATCACATCGATGCGCGGCAGCTTGTAGCGATAATCGAACAGGACATTCGTGCCGTTGGCCGCACCCGTGACTGTAATGGTATCGCGCCCCACCTGATCGGGCTGGATATTCTCGTTGTAACGGTACTTGACCGTATAGGAACTGCCCGGTGCCGGTTCCTTGCCGGAAGGCGACCAGTCAATCTGGCCCTGCGAAAGCAGCCAGTCGGCAGGCGTTGTATAGATCGTAGTACCCGCCCTGATTTCGAGAATGGCCGTTACCGACGAATGCGGCAGCGGATCGGTCACACCGGCATAAGGGCCATGAACAATCGTATCAGTCGTTTCTTTTTCAACTGTGACACGACGCACCTCGGCAATCGGCGATTTCGACACCGCGAACGCTTGCGTTCCGCCTGTCTCGGCGGTGAAGGGATGCGGCTCGGCATCCACGTCGCGCAGATCGGGATTTTCTTCCACTTCGAAGCGGAAGGACTGGCGTCGAACGACGCGGCGACCGTTCACATAGGCCGTGCCTTCCGAAACAGAAAATGCCTGCTTGCCTTCGGCGTTCGGGCCAAGTTCTGTAACCAGAAAACCGTTATTGACGAAAGAACCGTTGCTTTCGCGCGTGACGGTTTCCATCGCCTTGTAGATTTCAGAATAATCGACATTGGTCGAAGTCGTGAGGATGACGCCGTCACGCACCTGGAACACGGAAAGGACTGGTTCTGCGTCGCCATCGAGCGAATGCCCCCACCTCACCGTGATTTCGATGCGCGCCGGGCCATCTTCAGCATAGGCTTCTGTGCCGTCGATATCGCCCTTTAGAGTGGCGTCCTCGATGTCAGTTACCAGCCGGTCCGAATGGCGAACGCCGATAACGATATCGCCCTTGTTCGGCAGGATGAAATCAGCCGCAGCAACATCGTGTACAATTCCGCCGAGATAGATGGCGCAGGCTGGTATCTGCACACGGATATGATCCTCATCGGGGCCTGCATCGCCTGCGGGAACCGTGACAATGGGATCGGTGCCGTCAACGATACGACCGTCCTGAAGAATATATTCGGCCACGCGGCGGGTATGGTCGAGCGAAATATCCTGAATTTCGTTCAGGTCTTTCGACTGAAGATAAAGTGTGCGGTCTGGGAAAGCGATCGCATGACGCTTTTGGGAGCGGTCATAACGGCTTCCATAGCCATCACGCTTGATGATGCTGTTCATCACGCCTCACAATTCGAGATAGGGATTGATTGCCTGACTGATCGTGCCGTCACGCACGATGGGAGGAAAACGATGCAACTGGAGCAGGGTGCCAAGGCTCGCGACATCAGCAAGCGGAATGAACATCTGTCCTGCTGGCACGCTTTCGTTGATTTTGGTGTCGAGGTAGACGCCGGTTTCACGCACGGAATCGCCGGTCGCATCACCAATGTCGAGCTTGGCTTCTAGCCTGATGGTGTTTGTCTCGGTTGACGAAACCGACCACGCCGAGCCGTCGCTGAGAATGATATCGCCGTTGGGGTCCGCCTTCATGTATGACCGTGCGCGAACCCGCGTCACGCCAATACAGTTTGTGAGAGCGCTTTCCTGAGACAGCGCTGCCAGTTGCTGCGTTTCTTCCTCGGGTGTTGGTTCCGGCAAACTATCCCACGCTGCATCGCCAGAGCCAACCGCAACGAAGAGCGGAGCTTGCATGAGATAACGCGCAAAGGCGACGCGGGAGCCTGCGACGAAAACGGATAAAGCCATTATGAAAACCCTATATGTGCTCTGGAAGCTGGCTTCCCGAAGCGGTCATGGACGAAAGGTGCATTCTGGAACGTCTGGATTGCCGGGTCCGAATACCGCGCTAGCACACCCGCCGATGCCACGAAGATTGCTATGCGCTGGCGCAACGGCAGCTGGTATGTGGCGCGGACAAATGATGTGATGACTGTATGCGTGCGAACACGGACGAAAGGTGCTGGCCAGAATTTTGTGCGGACGTTCTGGTTGACGCGCAGCGACAACACCGGCTCACCCGGCGAGCGACGGACGCCCGACCAGTTATTGAGGAAGGCATCGCCATTGAGCCGGTGCTTGTTCAACTGGAAAGCCCGCACATCCCAACCCGCAGTGACGCGCGCGAACTCGGAACGCAGGGGCTTCGAAGCCTTGACAAGCTGTGTCATCGGCCTGACGAAATCGGTGTTTCTTACTTCAAATGGCAAGTGAACCTGAAACCACCACCATTTGCGCTTCTTGGCCGGAAACTCCTCGATGTCACCATCATGGTTGATCCAGCGCAGCGCCTTATGCACGGCAGCAGGCGTACCAATAAGGCGTTGCCAGCTGACACCTTCGCGCAGAACAGCACGAAGGTCGGGCAGATAATCCTCAATTTCATTCAATCCATACTCAGCTACCAGATAGGGCACTATCTGGTCAGGCGGATTGAACTTGAAGGCATGCAGAGCTTCAATTGCGGGTCTAAGCTCCGGTCTCCGGTCCAGAGATTCAGACATAGCCCGTTCATAGCGGCTGGCATTCTGCGGCTGATGGTGATGGCGCTCAATCAATAGTCACGCCCCATATAGTCGAGTTGGATCGCCCCGATCGCGATGGCAGCGTTATCGGTGGCTACAATCGAGGCCGCGGGCGCATCGATGATGATTTTTTTGATGCCGGGCACGTGAAGCTTCGATTCAATCCATGAAAGCTCCAGATCGAAACCGATGCCGGTTTCCTTATCCCAAGCGGCGCGCAAGGCGGGTTCGAGTGTGTCACCGACAACTGATGACGCGGTCGGCAAAATCCAGAACCGGCCCTTTATGTCCACGGTTTGCGAAACAGCGGGTTCAACGATGACGGTATCGTTCATCAATCGAACTGTCTGCTGCTGTACTTCCCGATCGATAGCGCCAAGCAGGGATTGATCAGGAACTCCGCCGTTATCGCGTGACAGGATTGCTAAATGGACGATCGGCCAGAATGGCTCACGATAGGCTTTCGCGCTGCGGATGCGTACGTCAACGCGGCGAGCTGCGGCTTCATACCAATATTGCGAGCCGCCCGGCGATCGGGCCTTGATTTCCAGCGCCGTGCGCTCGCGCAATGCATCATCCGTTTCGCCGTTCAGGCGGAACACGTCATAGAAGGCGGCGAGGTGGTCGAGGTCTGAGCCGGTCGCGAAGGCAAGCAGATTGGAAGAGGCAGCATCGTTGATTTCGGCGCGCATGCCGGTTTCCCGGCCAGCACTAACCTCGTGCTGGATGACAGCAGGGTCATATGCTGTCCGTTCGACATCGTAATCGACACCATAAGATGCCGAGCGTTCCTTGAAATCAAGCAACGTGGTTTCAACGATCGCCTCCGCATCGAGCGGCTTGATCATTTCCGGCCTTGGCAAGCCGTCAAACACGCTGATGGCGCTCATAGGATAGCTCCTGTCTGGTCGAGCCGCGCCGATTTGCGTTCCTGGAGGGAATAATCCCCCAGGTGTCCACGCGGGTAAAAAATGCCATCGAGCAGGAATACAAACCGGCCTGAAGGGCCGTATTCCACCATCTCGATTGTCTGAAGGCTAAAGCCGGGTTCGCCGCTGACAGGATCGTTCAACGCCTCGGCAATCGACATATAGACCTTGAAAATGGTCATGGCGTCGGCGTTCTGGTCCTGCATTTCAGGGACGAGCGAACCGATATAGGCGCGCAGCATACGGGTCCGAAAGCGCGTGGTCAGGCATTTGCCGATCGACTGGACGCAATGCGCCCAGCCGGTCAGAAGCTTGCCTGTTTGAGCGTCGATACCCGTTCGCATCTTCAAACCTTCTTCGGCTTGCCCGCTGCTGGGTCCGCTTCTGCGACTGTGCCGGGCCGTCTGATCTCGCCCGCGATCAGCGGATAATATGCCTGTTCTTCCGTGAGGCTGACCGGTTTACCGACGCCGGGATTGCGCTCACCGGCAACGAAGGTTCCGGCCTTTCCAGTCACTTCAAATTTGCTCTTAACGGCCATTTAAATGCCCTTTCAATCGTTGGGTTCTTTGGTGTTGCTACCGCCACGCTCGACGCCGCCGTGGGTGTGCGTGTCACCGACATTCTTTTCGTTGTGCTTGAGTGCGCCGCTTTTGAAGATGACTTCCGACGCTTCGATCGTGGCGACCCCATTAGCAAAACGCAGGGCGCAGCCGCCGTGCGCGATTGCAAGTTCGCCATCCTTGGCCGGGTTCTCGGCGTCCTCGGTGTAGCCGTCGCGGATGGCGATCGACTGGCTGCCAAGCTCACCATTGGGCGAAAACAGGCGGATCGGATCACCGATCGCGACCGGGAAATGTGTGCCGGTAGACCCTGCGGCCTCCTGCACCTGCACCCAAGGCGAAAGGAACGGCTTGCCGGTGCGGCTATCTTCAGGCTGCAGCTCCAGTCGCACGCGGTCGCCATCGACGGCAACAACCTTGCCGGTCATGTGCGAAGCGGAAAGGCGGCGCTCCAGATCATCGATCGACTTGCGAAGGGACAAAAGCTCCCGGACGATGATGTCGGTCATGGCCGCACCTCGATAAGCTCGTCATTGATATAGAGTTCGGAAGGGACAACGCCGTCCTGGTCGAAAATATTCTGGCCGAGCTGGTGCAGCGCCTGCGTCCACTCGACGGCGATAATCGACACGCCACGCGATTTGATCGCAGCCGAAATAACCGGCTGGATCGAAACCCCCTGCGGAGCGCCGAGTTTGACAAGTCCGAACAACTGGCTTGTGTGCAGCGACACGGCAACGGCTTCCGCAATGGTCCACGCCGTGTCGTCGCGGTCCTTGCCATCCGTGACGACAAAGGCAGCGCAAGACATTGTTCCTTCGGCCTGACCGGCCCCGGTGTGCTTCAGCTTCCCATGGAGCAGGCCGACGCGAACGGCGGGTGGGCGAATGCTGGTCGTCTCCAGTTCGTCCAGGTTGAAGCGACCAAATTGCGATTCACATTCGCGCAGCTCCGGCAGTGCCTTCTTGATTGTCTCAACAACGGCGGCGCGGAATTCATTGATACGGGACTGGCGCTTGGTCATTGGACAAGCCTCTTCAGCCAGTCTTCAGCCGCATCAACAATCTCGGTCTGATTGGCAGGCGACAGACCAAGATAGCGGCGGGCCGGGATGGTGACGCTTTGAACCAGGCGCATCATATTGCCGATCATGAAGGCGAGCGCCTTGGCGGTCTTGGGCCGGATTGTGCCACCCAGCTGGTGGATGCGCGCATAAACGAGCGCCGAGCCGATCATGACGCTATCGGGCGTCGCAATATAGTCGATCGAGCGGGATAGCGCGCCGGTCCGATAAAGAATGCTGGTGCGCGTGATGTTCGGCTTCCATGCGGTGCCTTCAGGCGATCGCTTTTCTTCCTCGATGCGCTGCCGGGTCTGCTCCTGGACAAGCCTGCCGACGCCTTCCGAAAGCTCCTGCCTCGGTGCATGGGCAATCCCATCGACCAAGCTCAACGCGGCTTCAAGGCCGGTCTCGCGGATTTCAAGCGCAACGCCGGTCATGGCAATGTCCTGCGCGAGAACACGCGGGAATTGGCCGAGAATGCAGCGCCACCGGCTGAACTGCCGGGATCGGTCGAAACGCGCGGCTCATCAGCACCAAGCCCCGCCTTGCCATCTGCAATGCGCTGCAGCAGCTCGCGCGCCCACTTGTAGCGATCCTCAATCGTATTGGTGAGCGCGGAATGCCGGTTCGCCAGCTTGTAAACGGCGATATCGGCGGTAGGCGACTTCAGGACGCCGGGCGCGGAAGGAAGCGGCAGCGGATAGCGCGCCGAGAGATAGACATCGACTTCCTTGCTGGCGATATCGAGCGCGGACAAGATCGACGCAGCAGCATCCACGCCTTCAGGCAGGATGTCGCCAACGAACTCGACGCCCCAAAGCTCTTCGATGTCTGCCCGCGTTGCGTAAATCATGATCCTGCCTTCGAAATTGGTGGGGGTGTTCACACTTTGCTGACGCTGGCCGCCCCCTGCGACCCATCCATGGGAGGATGAAACTCAAATCGCGCCGATGGCTTCCAGTTCGTCGAAAACGTCGTCGTCTTCGTCAATCGGCAGGCGGGCACCCGGCTTGTAAGTTTTGCCGTCCAGACGGATTTCACAGCGGGCAATCGGCCCGTTTGCTTCCAACCGTGCAAATGCTTCCGCATCCGCTTTCGCCTGTGCTTCCGCCTCGGCTTTGGCCCGGTCGGCTTCCTGTAAGGCTTGTGCCTCGGCTTCAGCTTTCGCCTTGGCCGCTGCGGCATCCGCATCGGCCTTCGCCTTTTCTTCCGCCTCGGCCTTGGCCTTCTCTGCTTCCTGCAGGGCTTTTACCTCGGCTTCAGCCTTTGCCTTGGCTTCCGCTTCTGCTTTCGCCTTGGCGGCGGCGTCATTGTCGCCGGTCACGCCCTTATTCTGGTTTTCGTTAGGCTTGGACATTGTCTCTTTCCCTCAAGCAGATGGTCGGCCTGAATGGCCGACCGATTGAAACGACCGGCTGGCCGATCAGATGGGATTGGTGATGATGACGCCCACGTCCTTGGCGCAGATCAGCTCCTTGACGCGTTCGCCGACGCGGACCCGCTCGCCGCCTTCAAGGCCGATATCGGGATCTTCGATCGAACCGGAAATGCGGTTGCCGTATTCGGCGGTAAAGCCGAAGGTGACGTTGTAATCCGTGGTGGCACGCTTGGCGGTGTCCACGAAATTGAGCTGGATAGAGTTGCCCCACACACGTTCAAGGCGCGGTTCCTGCCCCTTGCGGGTGGTGTTGAGCAGCGCTTCACCGATCAGAACATTTTCAGGCGAAAGCTCGAACAGCTCCGCAAACTGCGCCTTGCTGATCGCACCGTCTTCAGTCAGCCCGCCCTTGACCGCCTTAATGAGACGCGGGTGGCGCTTCAGCTTGCTCCAGACGGCAAACCCCATGGAGATGCGGTTCGGACGATAAACAAGCGTCTTTCCCATCGCGTCATCAATGACGCCGTAAGGGTCCGAATTGACAAAGTCCGAGAATTTGGCCGTTCCCGCGAGCGCGATGCGCTTGTCGACAGCATAATTGTTCGGGTTCTGCAGGAGACGCGCCACGCGCACTTCGCGGTCCAGCTCGATCAGATTGGTCAAGCCCTCAACGGCTGAGGCGCGCGGGTCATAGGTGGAACGCTTTTCTGCGCGGGCGCGGGCCGCAGCCTTCACGTCCGAATTTGGGATAGCATCGTCCAGGCCGTAATCTTCGACAGACGCGCTTTCTTCATCCGCGTTGAACTCGACCTGGTTGACTTGGCCCTTGCGACCGACGCGGGTTTCAGGGACGGTGAAACCTTCCGCAAGCGGGAACTTCATCCACTGGAACTGTTCGGACAGAACTTGCACAGGCGGGAGAACGCGCCGCCCGATAAGGGTGTGCGCCGGATTGCGATAGCCGATCGCAATAGCGGTCAGCGTTGGGTCAATTGGAAATGGGCGCTTCATGGGTTTTCCTCGAAACGGTTGTGATCGGCCAGCGCCCTAAGACGCTGGCGCGGTTACGGTCAGGCCGCAGCTATGCAGCCGGGCGCGAAGAGGTACGGCACGATGTCGTTTTCGTCGGCATCCTGCATTGCAAAGCCGATGATGCGGACGAGCTTGCCAGCAACAGGCACCGCCTTGACGGCGCGGCCTTGCGCGTCGGCGGTCAGGGGGTCGCCAAATGCGAAAGTTCCACCTGCACGCACTTCACCGTGTCCGCCCTGGATAACGTCAAGCATGCCATCCGCAGGCGCGCCCATGCTGTCGGCGGCACCGATCAGCGGATCGGTTTCGGACGTGGCAACCGCAACGCCGTCCACGCCAGCCTTGACGATCAGATAGCCCGCAACGGCGGCAAGGGCGCGAAAGCTCTTGATAAAGGTCGGGGTCACTGGCGCTTCTCCTTCACATGAGCCACGGCGTCCGTGATCGAAACCGTGATGCCCTGCGCCGCCTTTTCGTTGACATAGGCGCGGGCCTCACTGGCAAGCGCGACCGGATCGAGATCGGCTTCCGCCGTGGTTTCCGGCTGCTTGCCGTCGAGTTTGGACGGTGCTGCGATGACGGGTAGTGTGGCGACAAGGGCATTGAACTTGTCGAGACCGCCATCGAGCGAACACATGGCGCGATAGGTTTCGCGAGTGGCGGGCGTGATCTTGCCCGCCTGGGCAGCGGCATCGAGCGCAAGATCGATTTCGCGCTCGGCGTTCTTTTCCTGAAGTTGCGCAAGCGCCGTCTTCGTTTCGTTCAGTTCGGTACGAAGCGACGACACTTCCGCCGCGCCGCCATTCTGAACGGCAGCAAGCGCTGTTGCCGTATCTTCCTGCAGCTTGGCAATGGCGGCGGTGATTTCCGCCTGACCGCCCTTGTCATCGATCTTGAGCGCTTGGCAAAGCGCCTTGCGCTCGCCGTCACGCGTGGCGATCGCGGAAAGAATGGCGGCTTCGTCTGCCGTCTCCGCGAGACCAAACGCCTTGGCAATGGCCTTCAGCATAGGTGTCTCCTGTTGTGAGTGTTGGTCTGGCTGTTCGTGGGCAAGCGCCGTCATGACGAGCGCAGGCCGATTGACGAGGCCCGCACCGTTCAGGCGGGTGATGACGCCTTCGCGGGTGTGGTTGAAATCGGGAGAAATGAATCGGTATTCCCTGGCGACGATCTGCCGGGCGGCTTTCGCCACCCATTCGACACGACCCCATATCCCGCCGTCGCGTTCCTGCAGTTCGACAATCCAGCCAGCGGCAGGCGCTTCCTCGCCTTTCGGGGCTTTGTGCGCCTGGGCATGTTCATAGTCGATCGCGAGTGGGCCATTGTTCGCGGTGAAGGCAGCAAGCACTCGGCTCGGTTCAAGCGTCCATGCGCGACCGTCGCGGGCCTTGATCTGCGGGCCAGCCGGAAAAAGCTCGATCCACTCCGGCGCGGTGTTGCCAGAGCTTGCGAGATCGGTTTGAAAAATAGCTGTTGCGGTCGCGTTCATCATGAGCGACAAAGTGACGTGTTCGCCGCTCGATAGCGCCCCTGACAGTGTCAGGCGAAATGACTACCGGCCTGAAGCCGCAATCACACTCTCACATATAAACATAGAACCGTTTTTGAGGCACCTTAAAAGCCCCTGTGCGCGCATTTTTAGTTGGGAGCAAGAATGTTGCATCCAGCAGGACCGCGCGCGTCAGTGGCGCGTTTTTCCGCCCGGTTGTTTTTTCTGCGGATATGGCCCATATTGGTGACGGGTGCGAGCCATTCACGTTTAACCGGGACGGCGAGCAGCTGGCCCCGTGAGGAATTGACGGTCCTCCGCACCCGATCACTCTATAAGCGTTCCCTTCTTCGTTGCCGCCCGTATGAACGAACGGGCGTCCTTCTCGCTTTTGCGGTGGAAACTCACGAGCCACCATTCCAGTCCGTCATTGGCTGACTTCACCACAGTGCGCCACCACGTACCGGCAACCGCGCCCACGAAAGCGGCAGACTGACCACGACGAATGACAGCGGCAGGATCGCGCAGCACGCCGATCGCTGCCCGGAAATCATCGGTGACAAGATTGCGCACCGCATGTTCTTCAATGATGTGCCGCACGCTATCGTCGGAAAGCTTCACAAGCGCCGTCCTGGCACCGAAAGCTTCGACAACCGATCGACCAACCTGCGCGACCGGAAGTGCTGCGCCTTTCTGCAGATGCCCCTTCGCAAGCGCATCCATGAGCGGCGAACTGACGATATCGGCTACGGCAATGCTCTGGCGCTGTGGCGGCATGGCGTCCACCTTGCCGTAAAGAAACTCGCTCACATTGCGACCGCGCGTCTTGCCGGGGTTGGTCTCCCAGCCCGGATCGATACCATCTGGCACCATCGATGTCTGGCCGGTGCGCTTGTTGCGCCATTCCTTCATGACGACGACAGGCGGCTCCTGACCTTCCTTCCAGCCAAGCCGCTGGGCTTCGCGCTGTGTGATCTGGCGAATGCGGCATTTGCAGCCCCAGCCATTGGGCGGGTAATGCGTATCCCAGAATGGATGATCGACGGGCAGCACAATGCCGACCCATGTTTCATGTTCGGGTCGACGCTCTGCCGATACAGAAAGCAGATAGACCAGAAACGGCAGAAACCGCTTGTTGCGCTCTGTCTTTTCCCATTCGCCTGCGGCATGGGCTGATCGGATATTTGACCAGTAGATGGTGCGCAGCCGTCGCGGACTGCCAAGCTGGACAACTTTCGGGACGCCGTCCTGTGGATCGACCGCGATCTTTCGTCCCCACCAGCCCTTTTTCTGAAGGATCGGCGTGAGCTGGTCGCGGAAATGTTCGAACGGTAACTGGTTGCGGATCGAGTCGGCCATGGCAGCGCGGATATCATCCAGTATGTCGAAACCGGCAGACTTCGCGACCGTCCACGAATAGGCATGTTCTTCCGGCGCTATATCGCGCCAGTCGAATGTCGGCTTCGATTTCTTGGCATCGAAGTAACGGACAACCTCGGCGGGCGCGGTTTTGAACAGATCGAAGTTATCCGCCACCGATCAAATCTCCGCGCCGCTGTCACCAAGCCCGCGCGCGATCATGGTGAGCTTCGCCAGCCGGTCGGCCATAGGCCCCGCATCCATCTTGGCAGCAAGATCATCAAGCCCGGCCTCAATCTCGGCGTAGGATTTGGCACGCGCAAAGAGCGCCTTAACGGGCTTCAAAAGCGGATCGAGCTGCGCTTCCCAATTCTCAAGGCCGGTGTCAGCGAGGATGTCCAGCTCGTCACGCTCGTCTGCCGCAAGCGCATGATAGCCGCCGCAATGCGGACAGGCCGGGCGCATCGCCTGTGCCTTGGCTGCTTTTTCCTGTGCGTCATCAATGTCCGGATCGGGTTTCGGCTCAGTGGGCGGCTGCTCGCTCGGCTTCTTGACCACATACAGGAGTTTCTCACCGTCTTCCGGTTCGTCAAAACCAATGCGCTGGCGGACCTTGGACATGCTGACTTCAAGCCCAAGCGGCACCAGCTTGTTGATGACTTCGGCCAGCGCCTTGATGTCCTCGCTTTCGGCGAAGGGCAGAACCACTGTCGGATAAGCATCCTGCGGCCCGAAATTCAGGTCCACAAAAGGACGCACCAGATCGCGGTTGATCGTAACCGAAATCTGGCGAGCATCGGCCTTGCCGATATCGTGGCGCACATTCTCGTGCACCTTCGCCTGTGCCATGGAAGAGCCGTCATCGCTGCTCATGGTCTGGCCGAGGACGCCCTTGGAAATCTGCTTGTCGAGATATTCAGCCTTGCCGGAAAACAGGCCGTTGCCCGACGAACCATTTACCTCGATAAACTCGATCTCCATTTCCTTCGGGATGATCGCAGCCGCATCGGTGGAAATATCGCGCACGGCCTGAAGGAGCACGCGCCGATCATCAAGGCTTGCACCCTTGCCGAAGCGACCGACCCGCAGCGGCATGCCATACACTTCCAGAAATGCCATCCAGTCCTTCAGGGCATAGGACTTGAACATGAATGCCCATGAGGCTAGCCGCGCAAGGCCGTTACGGATCGGCAGGCCGGACTTGAGCTTAGGCCGGTGGATCGAGAACTTGTACGCGGGCAGATCGGTGCCGTTGAGGTTGTCCGGGGTTTTCAGGCGAAGCGTTCGTCCGTTTACCCGGTCGATGACGAAAAAGCGCGGATCGCGCCATTCAAAACGCTCCGGCCACCATTCGCGTGCCTGCTGGTCCCACATGGTTTCGACAACCGAATAGCCCTTGCCGAGACCGTCCTGCAGATCATCAACATAGTCGTCTACAAATTCGGGCAGCTTGATAACCTTGCGTACCGCGTCTGCGATATACTCATCCCGCTTTTCCTTAGAGGCCGGAACGACAACCGGCTCAATGCTGGTGATGGCAAGCTTGCGGGTGCCGAGGACCGAGCGGTAATGAAGATCGCGCTCCTCCATTTCTTCAGCCAGCACAAAAAAGCGGTCAGGATAGCCATTCGCTGCCTGCCGCAAAATCTCGGCCATCGAAATTGGATCGAGACCGGACAGAATAGTTTCCGTCCAGATGTTGCGGACGCTGCCGGTCGTCGGCCCGGCGATCTCCTGTTTCAACATGCTGGTGGAAATGGGGTTGCCCCACTGGTCGATGATCCTTGCGTCTCAGCCATCAGAACAGACCTCCTCTAACGCTTGGCAACAGACCGCCACCAGCTGGCCGAGCAAACATGCTGCCGCCGCTCAATTCCGCGTCTGTCGCTTTTTGATATCCGAATTCTTCCAGATCGGCGCGGCTGACATAGTAGGCAAGCGCGCCTGCAATGGCGCTATCGCCGTGCCGGTCGAAGCCGTCAGCGCCCTTGCTGGTGTGACCTTCCGGCACTTTGACAATGCCGTTGACATAGGCGAGCGACTGGTGATCAGCCAGAATGTCGGCATCCATCGGGAGTACGATCGTCTTGTCGGAGAACGCCATCGTGTAGGCTGGCATTTCGGTGCGATACCAGCTTTCCGAAAGCTTCACTTCTATGAAGCTTGCGCCATAGCGTTGTGCTGCCTTTTCACCGAGATACGCGCCGTTGCCCGTAGAGTCGAGTGCACCGCCAGTGAAGCGCGGCAGTCGATCGACAATATAGAAAAGGATCTCGCGCTGCTGGTCGAAGGGCACATTGCGCAACTCAATCCCCATTACAGCACGGCGCACCAGATCAAACCCGATCTCCATCGGCAAGAACATCGACGCGTCGCCCGTGCGACCGAAGTCGCCGCCGAAAACATGCTGGCGGCGCAGATCGAGTTTCTTCAGGTGTGGCAGAAGCCGTGTCTCGCAGAACTCCAGCGTGACCTCGGTGCGCACATGATCCGGTTCGTTCTTGAATTCATCCTTACAGGCCCAGCGAATGACCGGAATGCCTTTTTCCATGCAATTTTCGATCATGATGCGGGTGAGCGCCGCGCCTTCCTGCTCGGCAGGAATCGCGTCCAACTCCTGTTTCATGGCAGCTGTACGCGGACCATAGGCGGCGCGGATTTTGCGTTCCCATTCCGCCTCCTTTTCCGGCGTCCATTCCTCGCCCTTCATGTAGCAGACGCGCTTGTAAAGACCGTTCTTCACCGCATCCCCGAAGGTGATTTCGTGCACCTTGAAGGGGTTCTTGCCTGCATAAGCCTCTTTGATCAGCTCATTAAAGGGGTTCAGAACGCCTTTATGGGTCGAGATAACCCGGATTTTGCCGCCCCAGATCAGAAGTGCGTTGACGGCATCGAGGACGGCGCGCACGTCTTTGTGATAGGCCGCTTCGTCAATGACAACGACGCCCTGCAGACCGCGAATGTTTTCCGGTCGCGATGAAAGAGCTTCGACACGAAATCCAGATGCAAACCGGATCAGATAACCGGAAATATGCTTGGTGGTGCCGTCATCGCGATGATCGAGGTAGATAAATTCTTCGATCGCACAGAGTTCCTTCGCCACGACCTGGGCAAAGTGCTTCACGTAACCGATGAATTCCCGGCCCTTGTCCTTGGTGTCGCCAATATAGAAAACGTTCTGCCCGCCTGCAGAGCGCTTGGCGGCAGCGATAAGAGTGCAGTCCAGTGCCTCGGCAAAGGTGATGCCGGTGCGTCGGCCTTTCGAAGCAACCTTCAAGTCAGACGGATCGGCGATCCATTCGGCCTGGTGCTTCATTAGCACGCCTTCGGCAAGCGGATCGAGATCGTCGGGAATGTCCGCGCCACGCGGCAATTCCTCCGGCAGCATGTCCGGCGACTGCGGCAACACCGGATCGGTCCAGTTCATTTCCGGCAACTGCTTGCTCATGCCTCACCTTCAGGCTTCTTTTCTTCCGGCGTTTTCACGCCGAGGAAGTCACGGCGCAGCTGCGAAACTGCCGCAGCCGAGAGACCAGCTTCCTTTGCGACCTTCTCCAGAACCTTTTCCGTTTTGGCTTCAAACTCCGCCTGGACCTTTTGGCGGCGCAAGGTGGAAACGTTCTGTGCAGCAAGCGCGGACTGGAGTGCGCGGGCAAGCTCCATTGCCTCTTTCGACGACATGCCGCCTTCGCCTGCATCCTGCAGCAACTCGAAAATCAGCGTCTTGATCGCCTCTGCCGCGATCAAAGTCAGATCGTCGGATGCTTCGGCGTCAATGCGTTCTGATATCGTAGCGGCAATCTCACGCGTCTGCTCCAGGCGGCGGGCCATAAGCGACAGCCGAACCGAATGCCGGTGGAACGATGAAAACGCCGGAATGTCGAAGGCGATGCCAAACTCGCCCTGAAGCGCAATCAGCTTGGTCCGGAACTCGGCATAGATATCAAGGAGCGACCGCTTGCGCGCTGCAAACTCCTGTGCCGCCCACGAAATGACAGGCTCGCATTCATCCGGTAGCAGGTCGATAGACGAAAGACGGCCCCTGCCGCGCGGTTTGGACATGATCAAGCACCCGCACGCGAAGGACGCTTCACGCCCTCGATGGCGATATGTCGATCGACATGGCGGCGACCATGTTCGGTGAGCGTGGCGATCTTGACCGAACCGGCATCAATAATAGTGACGGCATCCATGTTCCGCAGATATTCCAGCTGCTGGTGTATCCAGGCGCGCTCCTGGTGAATCGCAAAACGGGCCAGAACAGGTTCCAGCAAGGATGACGACAGGCTTTCATTCGTCTGTTCAGACAACGCCTTCAGGATAATGAGGCGCGCTTCCTCCCGAATGATCTTGGTGTAATCCATTTCGATACTCATTTCCTCGCCCCGGACATCAATACTTCGTTCATGCGTTCTGTTGCCGCCTGGATGGGTTTGAGCTTTTCATCGACCGTATCGAAACGGCCATCGATGGAATCGAGCCGACCGCTCAGTTTCTCCATGAAAAGTTCAAGCTTATGGATCGTGCTGCTGTCAGGCATGTGCTTGATCTCAGCTTCAACGGCCTGAATGCGTCGATCGTGCGCGGCCTGGTCGGACTTGATCTTGACGATCTCTTCCGAATTGCGGCGGGCGGGTGATGTCGCCCAACGGTAAACGCCTGCAATCGCGTGACTGATCGAAACGGCAGCGGCAAGCCACGGCATCAACAGTGTCAAATCCATTACAATCGTTTCCTTGTCGCCTGCCATCGTTCAAAACTTTCCTGACAATCCACACAGCGCCGGGCAGACGGCAGCGCCTCCCGGCGTTCCGCCTCGATCTCGTCCCCGCACCGGATACAATCCAGCGTGCCGGTTTGCTTCAGCGGTGCGCGAGCGGCAGCAATACCGGCATCCCGCTCCTGCTCGGCGCGCATGTCGGCCAGCTCGTGCGCGAAATTGCCGATCTTCATTTCTTGGGGCGCTCCTGCGGAACCGGAACCGCATCAATCGCCGCAATGGCTGCGCCCCGCCGTTGCTCGCAGACAGCAAGTGCAGCACGATCCTTGCCCCATAGCGGCGTCAGTTCCTTGGCGGACAGCGCACGATCGGGGAGTGTGACAGGCGGATCGCAAGGCTTTCGCGCTTCTGACGGCAGCTGCGCTCTGTTGAATTCAGTACGGAGGATTGGCGCGTCCACCGAGGAACTGGTTATTGAGCAGCCGTGAACGATCGACATCGATGCCACTGCCAGGAGTGTCAGAAAGAGCCGCATTGGCATCCTCCAATTCATAAACCTTGTTGTTGAGACGGATGATTTCGGCCTGCGCCTTTTCTTGCGCGGCCTGAGCAGCTTTCATCTGTTCGATGATATTTCTCGCAGCCACTTCATTGGCCGTGGCGATCTGTTCGCCCCAATGGGCGTCACGGGCCATTTCCGCGACTGCGACAGCATCGCTGATTATACCGCGAAAGGTTCGGATGGCTGCGAAAGCAAGAAGCGCCGCCAACAAAAGCAGGATGGCCAAAATGAGCAGCTTCGAAGCCCGCTTGCCAAACCATGCAGACATTATGCTGATCATGGCCGATCCTCACGCCGATCGATGAACAGGGCCTTTGCCTGCGCCCAATAATCGACAGACCCGAAGCCGCGATGAACGCCGAGAACGCCGACGATAAGGGCGACCATGGATGGAACCACAATGGGAGCGATCGCAACAGCCTGCTCGGACCCAAAGGAGGCGGCAGCAACGAGAATGATGATGACGGCCCAAGCGAGATAGAAACTGCCCCAGAGATAGCGTCGGCTGGACGTGTAGCCCGGTTCCTTAATCGGCTCGCTCATTCCACGTCCTCCGGCATGAAGCGGTCCAACGCGGCGATGGTCTTTCGGCCTACCAAACCATCCGCAACAAGACGATGGTCGCGCTGGAAGGCGCGCACGGACTGTTCGGTACCGGCACCGAAAATCCCGTCGATCGACATATGGTAGAAACCGGCAGCACGTAGCGCGCGCTGGACATTGGCAACGGAAGCTCCGCGCATGCCCCGACGCAGGATCGAATAATCCTGATCGCGACCAAGAAGTTCGCCCTGAATTTCGGCGATGACCGTCTTCGCCTTCTTCAGATAGGCCGCGCGATCGGCAAGGCCATTTGTGCCACCATTGATGCGCTTGGTGGCGGCAAGAAGATCGTCACGGTCTGCGATTGCGTTCAGTCCCTTGGTGGACCAGAAAAAGAACACCGCCCACGCGGCCCACGGCCACGTTGCGACCAATTCGGGATTTCGCTCAAAATCGGGCGCATCGGGAACAAACTGGCGTATCCATCGCGTGAAATCGCGGTAGTTGGCCCGGCCCGTCAACTGGATCGGGCTACGGCCCTTGAAACGCCTGCCATCGCCCGGCTGCGTATTGCCAAGATCGGCGCGCCCTTCATAGGCAGCACCACTCGCATATTCCTCAATCGCGCAGAAGCCGTCGCTCTCATGCGCCAGCTGGGCGAGAAAATGGGCAATGCGCAGCGGAGTGGTGACTTCGAACCGGACGAGAAATTCCGGCAGCAGCGGTCCGAAGGCGGCAATAATTGCCTGCTGGTCGGCAATCTTCTTGGCAGACACGCGCGGCGCGAGTGCTGCCAGAACGGTATGATTGATATGGGATGCGAGATTGTTGCGAGCGGCGAGCTGGTTCACATTTTTTATCCCGGTGGCTTGATCCTGAAGCAAAACTTGGATCAAATGTGCCAGCCGGAACCCGAAACCGGACGCCTGACAGTGTCAGGCAAATGTTAGAACAAGCTTCCCTGTTTCTGTTTGCGAATGCGCTTGCGTGCCCTGTACGCCGAACGTTCGTGCATGCCCGCTGCAAGTGCCGCCTGTGGCGCTGTCATGCCAGCTTCCAGTGCCTTGACCAGCCGTTCGCGGGAGGTGGCGTATTTTCCCATCGGGATAGTCAAACGGACGCCACTATTGCCGACACAGAAATGTGCGCAGATTTTCTCGGCGGCTTCCTGCCCGACCAGCTCGACCAGCCAGTGGCCTTCTTTCGGTTGCGACGGCAAGTAGACCGTGATGCCACCCTGCGCACGCACAATTGCCCAGGCAGCTTCCGTTCCGGCTACCTGGGCAATTTCTGTTAACACTTCTGGCAGGCTAGTTCTGGTCATGATCTCCGGTCCGATGGCCAGTTTCGTTTCAAGACGGTGACGACAGTTTCGCCACAAAGCAAAAGTTTCACCCTTTCGACCTTGACGCTGATTGCCTCCAGCTGAACGCCGGTGGCGGCAAGGCCAGCGATATGATTGCGGACTGCGTCCACGTCGAGACCGTGTTCACGCTCAAGATAGCGAAGCACAGCGTGGTCTGTGACGTGGACGCTGTTCGTCATGGGCGGTCGGCTTTCCTGATGCGTCTGCCGAGTTCATTCATGGCGGTCTGCCATTCTTTCGGCTTCAGGTTGTTCAGGACCGGCTTTCCGTCATAGCCGCAGATTGACCAGACAGTTTCCGAAAGCGATTCCCCGTTGATGCGGCCTGCCTTCGTCAACGTCTGCCATTGTGCGAGGACGATCTGGCCGTGCGGCTGGTTCGCCCAATCCGGGACAAGCGCATCTTTCGCCCATTTGACCCCTGCCGCACGGTTGAGCCAGCGCTTCAGGCATTCAATCGCCTTATAGCCGTCTGCCGGATCGTGCAGAAACCGCACATGGTCAAGCTTGGTCTGGCGCTTGACGAAGGCAATCAGCGCCTCGTCAGAGCCGTTGGTGACAACGCCGAGATTGTAGCCCGCAATCCAGAGCGCCTGAAGCTTCGCCGCAAACTTGCCTTCTAGGCGCTTTCGTTTGCCCTTTGAGGGGCTTTTAACGGCAGGATCAAAGCCCTTTTGTTTGAGGTCATCAATCACCTTCAACTTGTCGGCCTCGGACATTTCCCGCAGCGAAACCTTGCCGGCGACGCGATGCAGCATGCCGCGATAGGTGTCCTCGTCAAGTCCGAGCTGGTTTTTGGCAATGTTGATCATGGCAGTCGCGCTCATGCAACACCACCGATCGCCAACGGCTTTTCCGATCCGTTCACCCCGTGGGAAAGGTTCACGTTATCGCCAGCATCCCACCCATTCCATAATGCATCATCGTAACGCGCCCGATGCTTCTTGCGTTCGATGCTGGATGCGGCAGGATATCGTTCCGCGAGGGCATCATGAGCCGCCGCCCGGATTTCATCGGATACGGCGGGAGCGAAAATCTCAAGCAAACGCTCCCGCAACCGCCATACCAAACCAACCGTAAAATCGGCGACCGCTTTCCGTTTGGTCGAAAGCGAGCGGCGGCGGCGGTAGAATGTCGAAGCCTTGAACTTCTTCACCTCGTTAGCAATTGCGCGGTTCAACACCACCAACAGATAGGTAGCTATCTGCGGTCCCGGTGCCTTGCCGACAAAAGTCACTTCCGTTTTCGGTGGAACCACATAGCTGACGATGATTGACGCGGTGTTTGTGCAGTGAGCAATCACCGGCCAAAGGTCTGCTGCAGGGTTGCGTCCCTTTGTTTTGCTGGAGACGGCTTGTTCGCAGAATTCAATGTCACTTTCGGTCAGGCCATATTCCTGCATCAGCTCGGCTGCCTTGGCGGCGGCAGCAAGTGCCTCCGCCTCGGTGCATCCGCGCTCAGTGGTCATCTGGCGCAGTGCGGCAATACGCTTGGCCAAGGTTTCGCGGTTCATGTTTCACCTGTTGAGTTCGCAAGGTGCTCAACTCGCGCAATTCGGTGATTGAGCGTGAGGCTGTAGCCGGTGGCTTGGGACCGTGAAAGATCATCAGTGGTGACGAGTTTGTCACCCACGCCATGCGGCTCGCCCAAGTTTACGTAATGGTTGCCACTGGCCCACGCCCAAGCTTGCAGAGGGCCTGCATCAACAACCTTGCCGATGCCGTCCCCCACGTCTTCGACGTCCCACCAGAGGAAGTCCTGACCATCGTCTTCAAAGTGAAACCGGATCATGATCATCCTCACGCGCTGGCGGCGTCAAGAGAAACGGGCATGTACTTGTCCGTTTCGCCCACACGCTTGTAGACCCGAAAATACCTCTTGGAGCCGACAACCTGCATGCTGTCGATGATCGCCGTCATGGCGTTGAGCCAGCGAGGATCATCTATATCCAAGCGACGCAGGGATAGAATACGATCCACCGAAACCTTGCCCTCCGTATCTACCTGAAAGGCGTGATCGACTAGAGCCTTGATGTTCTTGTTCGATCCCTTGGACCACTCATGGATGCACTCATCCACGAGGGCCTTGGCGACCTGCAGGCGCTCATCAAAGGACTTGGTTTCGCCGCGCTGAATGACGATCTTCACCGTACCATCATAGTTGTAGAGGGTCATATTTCCCTTTTTGCCACCGAGCTTCGTTCCATATTGGGCGGCTGACTTGTCCACGAACTCGCCCAACAGATCGAAACAGCGGTCGCGGAAATCAGCGATCGTTCCTGATAATGTTACGGCTTCAGAGAAAATGGCGTTCACCATCGCATCGCGTTCGCGGTCGATCTTCTTCACCTTGTCCTTGGGGACCAGATGACCATCACGATCGCGGACATACCCTGCGGGGATTTGAATACTGGTATCAGACATAGAGAAATTCCTTCTAGCGGTAGGGTCAGGACTTCAGGCGGTCGCTGTTGATGTTGAGCAGCACGACATTGGAACCGGGCCGGGTCGCGTGGTCGACAATCGTCGTCACAACCGGATGCGCTTCCATGCATCCAGTGGCGCGATATCGGGCGATCTCGTGGCCCATCTGTTGGGCGGTGATGCCGTTGAGCAGAAAGAGCTCCGACAGGTTACGAATATCGCCGGGCCGGAAAAAATAACCCGCGATCTCGTATTGCAGGATATTCTTGCGCGCCAGAAACAGGCTCTCGCTCAATTCGTATGGATTGCGTATCATGGCTTCCTCCCAAATTCGGGGCGCAAAATCTTGCCATCGCGTGGTACGGGCCGCGCCGTCATTGCCGCCGATGCTTCAGCCTCCATGAAGGCGCGGCCCTGTCGATCCATTTCCAGATGGCGGAAACCCGTAAGTTCAAGCTCCATGGCCACTGCGAGGTCAGAGCAAAGCGACAACTTGGCGTAAAGGTCAGGGCAGCGATGGGCAGGAAGGGGGTTGTCAGCATCGTACCGGCCCAGTTCATCCGCGATGATCTTGAGAGTTCTGGACAGTTCGATGCTCATGCCACCAGACCCTCAACATCGCGGTTTTCCCATGCCTTCTTGATGACGTCGTACGTCACAGACATGCCGAGGCCCTGCGCGACTTCGTTTGCCAGCCGCATGGTTTTGTCTATCTGGCGCAATGCGCCGCCCTTCATGCCGATGCCAAGCAGAAGCTCAACGGTAGGCTTGTCGGTCACGTCCCATGCTTCGATAAAGGCAAGCAAATCTTCCTTGTGTGGCTTGGCATAGTTCAGACGCTTTCCGATGCGGCTCCTGAGCTGCGCGTTCTTCGAACCGTCAGACGGCATATCCTGCCGCTTGGTGTAACGGCTGTGGATTTCATCATTGCCGATCAGCGCCACGCCGCAGTTGTAAACATCGACAAAATGCCGGAGCTGGTCGATTGCCTCATTAACGAGGTTCTGCGCCTCGTCCACGATAAGCAGGGTTGGTGCACCGGCGCGGGCCAGCCTGTTGCCGATGGCGCGGGTGAGCTTCGCCGGGTTGTGCTGCATCACCTCAAGTTCCGAGGCGAGATCGACCATCATGCCGTGCACCGTGCGCGTGTGCGGCGACATTGTGACCATGTAGACATGCGGGCGCGTGGCGCGGTACTGGCGGCAAGTCATGGTCTTGCCGACGCCTGCAGGCTGCGTGACCATAACGAGGTCAGGCCCCTTCTGCGCCCACTTCAGCGCGGCTTCGATCTCTGCCGCCGTGCGGGTCAGGAAGAATGATGGAGAAGACGGTAGCGTATCAAGCTCCGCAGCCTCATCGACCGCATCAAGCCATTGCTGGACAAGCTTGTTCTGCGCATCTAGCCGGCCATTGTAGCGGCCAGAAAACCATGCGGAAAATGTGCTCTCCGGCATGCCGATACGGCGAGCCGTTTCTATCTTGCTCCATTTGTTGACACTCACCACAGGCAAAAGCCGGTCAATCAGCGCCCACCAAGTATCAATATCCTGTTGGGTGCGGTTGGCAGTCAGTTCCGGGCCGGTCAAAGGCCGCTCCCAGACATTGGCTGCACGATTGCCTATTGTGTTATTCACGTCTTTCATTTACGAGGTTCCTTGATTGTTTGGACTATTGGGCGGGATTTCTCCCGCCCTTCTTTTTGGAACCGTACTCACTACTTACCGGCTCATGCATCCCTTGCGGGAACTGGATCACCGTGGGTTCGTCCCCACGAAGCGCACGGGCAAAGCCGCGCTCGAAATCTTCCTGACTGATTGCATCCGCGACCGCTTCTTCCTTCACCGCGAGATTGCCTCTCGCGATGCGGGTCACCTTCGGTCGGACTGGTTTTGGTTCTTCGGTGCTGGCTTTTTCGCCCTTGTAGATCAACTCGCCCAACTGCTTGGCGGAAAGCTTCCGTTGTGCATCGGCGGTGGCTTTTAGGCTCTTCAGGTAATCGCGGCGGGCGCGGCCATGATTGCGGGCGGCGTCCTGATCGAAGAAACCTGTATCTGCGATACATTCCGCGTCGCAGATCAGCGCATTGTTGAGGTCATAGACCTTGATCGTGCCGTGAAGATCATCCGGATCAAAGCGGATGGTGATCTTCTTCCCGGCATGTTGCGTCAGAGCGCGATTCCAATATCGGTTGCCCTGATAATGGATTTCGCCGTTGCCCTTTTGTGTGCGGATAACCTCGGAAGCGAGCAACCAAAGCGATTTCTGCGCGGCGGTCGGCTGACTGACGATCGCGGTTTCCATGCTGGAAGCGAAGGTGTCGTCAAAGCTGCGACCGGCACAATTTGCCGCCCGGCGTCCGGCCTGCGCGTTATGTTCCGCGACCTGCTCCGAAACATGCATATGGAAATCAGAAAGCGGAATGGCGTGACTACCGTAATTCTCCGGTTTGTTGGCGGTTGTGTTGCCGGTATATGCCCCGGCACAGAATGGATGCTTCGATATGTTCTCGGCCAGGTCGCGCCACGCGCGTTCGATCGGCTTTGACTGCCCTGAATAGGGATTGGTCCAGTGGACTTCGACGCCAAGTGTGGTCAGCAGGCCGCGCGGGTCTTCATCCTTGACCTTGAAGCGATAACGGTTGGCTGTGCCGCCTGAAATCCAGTGCGAGGCAAACGCGCGACCATTGTCGAGGACGATCCCTTCGGGAATGCCGAAATTTTCCACCATGTCACCGATGACGAGGCGCACAGTTTCCTTGTTTTCGCTGTCAGACAAACGCCATGACAGGATTTTGCCGGAATAGAGGTCTTGTATGCCGAGCAGAAACATGCGCACCGGCGTTTCAGACCATGGCACCTTCACAAAGACGTCGAGCTTGTGACCGTCCATGTTCACGACCTGCATCGCATGCAGAGATGCACGGCTGCGGCGCTGTGCCGGATAGAGCGTTTTGGCTTTTTCCTTACCGTCGCGGGCCAAGGTCTGCACTTCGGCTGGAACTTCCGCATCCAGACGGCGTCGAAGCGCGCGTTCTGACGGAACCGGCGTCCACTTGTTCTTTTTCGCCACCTTCACCATGCGCCTATAGCAGGCCGAAAAGCTCGGACGCTCCGGGCGCAGATAATCGGCAGTCAAAAACTCCCACGCTTCTTGGCTGCATGCCGATGGCTGTTTGCTGGCGGTCGAAGATGGCGCCAGCGCAGGCAACCAATCGACACGTGGAAGGTGATGCAGCTGCGCCCGCCAATTGTAGATGGACGCGCGGCTGACGCCGTATCTGCGCACCGCGATCAGAACGGCGCTCGTCATGTCGGCTGCAGCACCTGCTGCCAGCAGCTCATCAATGAACGTCAGAATTTCTAGGCGCTTTTCACACTCGGCCTTAATGTCTGCCGAAAGGGCCTCAAAACGCGTCCAAAGAGCCGCCTTCTTCTCCGCCTCGGCATCGCGATCGTCATTGGCAGGCGCGCTGTGCACCACCAGGAGGCGGGTGCGGGCAGACTGCGGCAGAAGATCAATATGATATTCCCAACCACCGCCGCGACGTTCGGCCTTGCGCGCCTTGCCCTCAATGTGCTTCCAGCCTGAATTCTGCGCGAGAAAATCAATCCCACGCCGGGTTTGCGGCAGTCCGGGCAGTTTGTGCGCCGCCAGTTCGGGAATCGTGAACCATTCCTTCATGATTGCCCCCGGCGCTTCACATTCACGGGCACGGACATGAGCTTCTTGAGTTTCGCCTTCAGTTCGCGTTGCTGCTGTTGAACGGCGGCGATCTCCGCAAGGCGCACCTCATCGCCTTCCAGCAATGTCAGGCCGTCTTCGGAAACCACCATGTCCCAAAGCCAGACCGCGCCGGTTGCCCGGACGAAAGCTTTGAAGCGCACAAGGCTGATATCGTGCGTGGCCCGACTTTCTGCCGTGTAGGCGTCAAGGGCCGCTTTGGTGAGATTAGGAATGCCGAGATATTGCGCCATGCGCGCCGCGATCACCGGGCGCTCATAAGGACACTGCCGGATCGCCTCGGACATGGCCCGGCGCAGCTTGGAGCGGAAGCGCTGTAAGTCGATCTGCGAAGCGGGTGCGCGAACCGGAAAGAGTTCTTCGGGAAAGAAATCAAACTGATCTGGATGGAGCTTGCTCATGCCGCGTTCTCCTGGACAGCATTCGCGCCAACATGGGCAAGGATACGCGCCTGAGTTTCAGGGCTGGCGTCACTCCAAAGCTTGACGAATGTCGAGAAAATCATCGTCTGCTTATCGGTCGCTGCCGGGCGCGGCGCATCGTCAATAAGCTGCAACGCCTTGTTCAAGTCGCCTTCCTCGCGGAAGGCGATTGCAGCGCGGCGCTGAAGCGCCGGTTCCAGCTTGGCAAGCTTCAGGAGAGCCGCCTGATTGTCGGCAATCGAAGTGCCGCGTACAGCCGCGCGCACGTCCGGGTGAAGATGTTGTGCGATCTTGTTAAGGCGCTCGACCGAACGCTTGGAAAGGCCGAGGCGGTCCGCAACGTGTTCAGAAAAGCTGACGGTTTCGGTTTCGCCATCGAGCAAAGCGACAAGTTGTCGTTTTGCTCCCTGATCGCCGCCGCGTGTGATTGCGCCGTTCTTTTCTTCCCACAATTCGCGGTAGGCCTTGACGAACTCCGCGCGATCAATGGCGGAAAGCTCATTGCGAAACAGGTTTTCGGTGATTTCCTGCAAAGCCGCTTCGGTCTTGTCGGCCTCGACGATCAAAGCATCAATCTCGATGTCACCGTTGAGGACAACACCGCGCAAGCGATGCGCACCCGCAATCAGTGTAAACTTTCCGCCCTTCGCATTTGGCGTAAAACGCACTGTGATGGGATTTAAAAGCCCATGTTCAGCAATCGAAAGGGCAATCGCCTGGGCGTGATCTTCCTCGACGGCGCGAAGCCTGTCCGTGACCACAATATCGGCTATGGCAATACGCTTAAACTCGGCCATTATGCTGCTGCCTTCTCAAGTTCTTGTTCAAAAAGGGACTCTGCTAGGGCCGCCATGCGACGGTACGCATCCGCAAACGCCTCGGTCTCAAGGCGGCGATCAACTGCATGAACGGCGAAGGAAACGGAGGTTCGCTGACGCGCCTGCATCGTGACAATCCGCCGTTTCGGCACGCCGAATTGAGTAGCGAGAATGTGGATAGCGACCTGACGCGCGAGCAGGGCATCAAACCAGTTATGCGGCGGATCGATAATGTCGCGCAGTGCCAGATGCTGAAATCCGCCTTGCTGTACCGCCGCATAGCAACATGCAAGCATGATCTGGAGGCGTTCTTCCTCGGAAAACGGGTTGAACATGGCTCACCCCGCAATCTGCCGGATCATGGTGGCCATTACCGCCGCGATAGCGGAAACGACGATCCAGATAGTGGGGTAGATGCTGACCATTCGGGTGACGTTGAGGCGAAACCCGCAGCAATTTTCCGGGGCAATTTTGTCATTGAGTTTCGGCATTGAGAGCCTCGCACAGTTCTGTGATTGTTTGGGTTGTGGCGCGGCGGTGTGTTTGAGATATCAGCCGGGACGGACCTCGCGGGGGCATAATCCGTCTTGTCAGACACGCGGTTTGCGGTGTCTGATGCTAGGCTAGAATATCCTTTCCGCCGCCGCGCCACGCATCACGCAGCGTCCTTATGGGGAACGGGGGCAGGCTTGCCGCGTGATGATCTGGAAGGGTATTCAGAAACGTGAATGCGATTCCGCTTCTTCGGATAGCGATCGCAGAAGACGACCTCGACCGGAACGCCGAGCACATCGGCGATTGCGCGTTCGGCGGGTTCGTTGGGACGGGTCCAGATATTCTTGACCCCGGACAAGGATAGTCCATAGTCCTTGGCTATGCCCGCAAGCGTTTTATTCTGACGACGCAGGCGGGAAAGTATCTCGTGGCGATCCCAAACAACGGGGTCTGTCATGGGTTTTCTCCTCAAGAAGCGGATGTTGGCCCATCCGCTTTTTGTTGGCTCATTTGGTGCAATTGTTGCCGGTCAATTCCGGCGACCAACGTAGGAATATGGCAACAACTTGCCAGAGTCAAGCAAGTAGTTGCCATAGGTGTAGAGAAATGAATCTGAGCGACAGGATCAAAGAGGCCGCCGATGAAGTGGGCGGACTGAACCAGCTTGCAGTTCGCACAGGAATCGCACGGCGAACCATCGGATCGTGGCTAGAAGGCCGAAAGCCCAAACCAGAGGCATTGCAGAAGATAGCCGAGGTGGCAGATATAAACGTTGCTTGGCTGATCACCGGGGTCGGCGAAAAATATTCCGCTGAACGGTTGGTTAGAGAAGCCGAGCAAGATCGCCAAAAAGCCGAGTTTAATAGAGACCTGGGCAATGCTTTGAGGGCTAATGATCAGCGCCGCCTCGCACGAGACCCGTTCTTTGCTATGGAAGTGGAAAGGCGCGGCCCGAGGCTCGATATTGCTGTTTTGGAAAAGATCGCTCGTATCGTAACTAAAGCTTATAAAGACGCGCACATCCAGATAGCGCCTGAAAAGATATCCGTTGAAGCTGGCGAGCTGTACAATGAACTGATGACGCGTGTAATTAATTATGCCGATCCACTCGAAATCGAAGCGACGCTACCGCAAATCGAGCATTTACTTCGAAAACGTCTTTCCGAAGCCAAGGTCAACCCCGGAACCGGTAAACGCTCGGCTTGA